CCCTGCGGAACAATACCGGGCCGAAGTTGAGCGGCTGAAGCGGATGCTCGACGCCGCTGCTATCAGTCAGGACACCTTCAATCGCGCAATGCGGGATGCAGGAATGGCCCGTGATGCGGCCGATCCGTTGTCGATTGCTGGTCGGCGCATCATGGAAGAACGCCAAGAGGCTGCGGCTGATGCCCGCGAGGAAGCCATCAGGCTGGCGGCGCAGAATGAGGAAGACCTGCGCGCCTCAACGTATGACGGCATCCGGGGCGGGCTTGAGGCCGCGGCTGATGGCAACCTCGGCCAATACCTTGCCGGTCGTCTTCGGGGTGCGCTTTTTGACGGTCTCGCCGACACGCTGACGAATATGCTGCGTGGCCCCAAGAACTCGACCGGCGGCGGCGCAATGGGCTGGCTGGGAGCGGTCGGCTCAGTGCTAAAAGGCTTCGCGGGCGGCCTTCCCGGCTTTAAGACCGGCGGATCGTTCAAGGTCGGCGGGTCCGGTGGTGCCGATAGCCAACTGATGCAGTTTCGCGCCACGCCGGGCGAGATGGTGGACATCCGTCGCCCTGGCCAAGATCAAGGCGGCGGCCAGATGGCGGTTCACGTTGTCCCCTCGCCCTACTTTGACGTTCAGGTGCAAAAGGTCGCGACACCGATTGCCGGTCGGGCTGGCGTTCAATCGTTTAGCGCGGCCCGTTCTCAGGTTCCTGCCGATCAAGCCCGCCGCGCGCGGTTTAATCTGGGAGCGCGCTAAGTGGCCATCGCCCTGCCCGACTATCCTTATCCCGCCGCGATGACGCCTCGGCTAGTTACGGGCCGGGCGGAACTGCGGCCTGCATGGGGCGGCGACATTCAGCGCCTGAACCGCGCGGGGTCTAGGTTCGCCATCGACGTGACCATGCCGGTGATGACGTATGCGGACGCTCAGGACTGGTCAGGCATCAATGACCAGACGGACACCGTGACGATGCAAATCGTTCAGCCGGGTCTCGACACTGGAGCGCCGGGAGTCACGCTGGTTAATGGCGCGTCACAGTCTGGCAGCACTCTCATTATTGACGGTCTCACGCCGTATTATGTGCTGCGGAAAAACCAATGGATCAGCGTTTTAACCGGCGGTCGGCTTTATGCCTACCGGGTCAAAACCGAGGTTATCGCGTCATCCGGTGGCGCGGCAAGCGTCGTGCTGACAACGATGCTCCGCGTTTCTCCGGCAAACAACGACCCGGTTGAGATTGCGGTCCCCCGCATTGAAGGCTTCGCGACAGTGCCGGACGATGCATGGGCCACCAACACGGCGGGCCATGTGGCCCTGTCGTTTACGATTGAAGAGCGCGGCTAGTGGACGCTTCGCTGATTACGGCGCTTCAGGGCGCCGCGCCGACCCTGGTGCATTTGGTGACGGTCACGCTTTCGGGCGCGACGGTGCGCTGGATGGACACGGGAGGCTCAGGGTTCGTGGTCTGGAGCGGGAACACCTATTCCGCCGAAAACGCCACCTATGGCGCTCTGGGGGCTATTGGGACGATTGAAGACGGCGCGGACGGTCAGGCAACGGTTTGCGACCTGACAATTCTCTGTGACGCGGCAGCCTTGGCGCTCTGGACTAACCCGGCGAGACAGGGCTCGCTAGTCACGGTTCACCTTGGCACGGTCAATCCCTCGACCGGCGTTCTGATCGGTGAACCTGAACTGCTGTTCCGTGGTGAACTCGATCAGCCGCGCCTTACTGCTGGCCGGGCGCAAGCGCTCATTTTCGATTGCATCACCGAAGAGGCCCGGATGTTGGAGCCAAACGAAGAGCAGCGCTTGACTGATAGTTTCCAGAAAGCGGTCTGGCCCGGCGATCTAGGAAACGAACACATCACCGATGTGGAAAAGAAAATCTATTGGCGGGCAAACGACCCGAACAACGCGATCTCATGAGCGTGACACCGGCACAGGCGGCACAAGCCTGCCTTGATCGTTTCGGCGGCAAAACCTATGAGCCGGGCAAACGAGACTGCGCCATCCTGGCGGCTCATCTCCTTCATCAATACGGCGTCTCAGTGCCGGTCATGAAGGGGATGCGATACTCGACCGAAGCCGGGGCGATCAAGGCGCTGAAGCGGACGGGCTGCCGGGACATCATCGCGGTCGTGGATGCGCTAGGGCTGCAACGGATCGCGCCAGCAGCCGCCCGGACTGGCGATCTGGTCGGCCTGCCCTGCGATGGACCGTGGGGCTGCGCCCTGACGGTGGCTGTCGGCAACGGGCGGCTGCTGGGCTTCTTTGAGGGCGTTTGCCACGTCTTTCAGCCCCAAACGTATGTCGCCGCGTGGAGGGTCGCCTAATGCCTCAAGCCGCGCTCGCCGCCGTCCAATATGTGATCACCACGGCTCAAGTCGTCGGCCAAGTGGCGTCGATGGCGCTGACTTACGCGGGGTTTACGCCGGGCCAGATTGCACTCGCTGGCACCATAGCTTTAGAGGGAGTGAAACTCGCAGCCTCAACTGCGGCTTCGGCGTTGCTATCTGGCAACCCTCGCGCGGAAGGTTCGCCAACTGCATTCCGCGCCGACACTGACGCAGGCATCCCTATTGCTTATGGCCGGGTTGGCTGCGCCGGGCTGATCAATTACCGCGTCGCCTATGACGCGACGAACCGCTACCAGTCTCTGTTCTGCACGGTTTCCGCTGGCCCGATCAAGTCGTTCGTCAGTTTCGCGGCGGATGAAACGATCACCACTTTTGACGGGACGTTCGATAAGGCAATCACAGGCGACCACGTCGGGTTCTTGTGGCTTAAAAGGAACCTCGGCACCCAGCCGGCCACCGCTTTGACTTCTCCGACAGGGGCAGGATCAGGCATCGCAGCCCCAAACTGGGGCACTAATCACAAGCTAAACGGGCTAGCTTGCTACGTCATAACGATGTTCGAGAACTCCAAGCTGTCTGAGTATGAGGGCGGCGTCGTCAAGCCCCTGCACATCATCGAGGGTGTCTATGGATGGGACCCTCGGCTGGACAGCACCTATCCAGGCGGATCAGGTTCCTGCCGCCTTCTAACGCCCTCAACGTGGGTCTGGATTGAGGAAGGCGCTATCGCCGCGCTTAACTGGTGCATCGGGCGGTGGGCAGGTGATTCCGGTTCGGGAACCTATGGCGTCCCGTATGCCTGTTCGCTGATTGGCGGAATTGGATCGTCGCTGGCGGGCATCGACGTGGCGTCCTTTGTTAATGCGGCAAACGTCGCGGATGCAAACGGCTGGAAGGTCTGTGCGTATCCGACGACGAAGGATGATAAATACGCGGTCCTGAAAAACCTCCTGCAATCGTCCGGCGCGGTTCCTTCGCGCAAGGCAGGCAAAATTAGCTGCGTAACGCACGGAGAATCTCAGGCGTCAGTCGTGACGGTGACGGCGGCCGATACAGCTGGCCCCGTCGAAGTGTCCCTCGGTCAATCCCGGCTAGAGCGATTTAACACCGTCCTGCCCCGGTTCTGGTCGGAGGATCACCGCTGGGAAATGGTGCAGATCGCGCCAATCACGGACACGGACTGGACGACCCAAGACGGAAGCAAGCGGTCGCGCGGAATTGATTATCCGAACGTCCCGACTGCCAATCAGGCGGCGCAGCTGGCCTACTACGACATCGCCAACACGCGCGAGCCCATTACGGGCACGATCCCGTTCAAGCCGCATATGAGGCGCATCGAGCCGGGCGATTGCTTTACATTCAATGAGCCGGGATTCCTTTTAAGCGGGATCAAGGTAAAATGCCTGCGTCGATCTTACGACCCGATGACCGGTGAGGTTCGGATTTCGTTCCGGCAAGAGACAGACGCGAAACACACTTCTGCTGCTTTGCAGACTGGAACCGCACCGGGCGCGTCAACTCCGGCGGTCCCGCCGCAATACCTCCGAATAACTTCAGCCGGTGACATCCGCGAAACGTCGGATGGCTTCCTGCGGGCGATGGGATAGCTATGGCAAACAAAACAATCGCTGATCTGACGGCAGGCACCGCGCTCGCCGACGCCGATATACTTGAGGCATCACAGGGCGGTGCCAGCGTCCAGATCACAGTGGCGCAAATCCGCGACCACATCGCATCCGGCCTGCCCATGACCGGCGCGCTGGGCTTCGACGCTTCGGCTGACCTAGCATCCGCCACCACAACTGACATCGGGGCGCAGACCACAAACATCGTCCGCATCACCGGCACCACCACCATTACTGGGCTGGGAACGGCTGCGGCCGGGGCCTTCCGCTTTGTGCGGTTTGCGGGTGTGCTGACCCTGACACACAACGCCACTTCGCTGATATTGCCAGGCGGCGCTAATGTCACAACCGCAGCAAACGACACGGCCATTCTGGTTTCTGAGGGCTCCGGCAACTGGCGCTGCTGGTCCTACCATCGGGCCGCAACGGCCCCATAAACTACCCGGACAATCCGCAATGAAACAAGTTACGCGAGGGGCCGACGAATGACGCCTGGAACCTTAAACCTGATTGCATATCGCAACGTTCCGTTTCTTGAGGAAATAGAGTTTTCTGGTCTGAACTTTACCGGCGGAACCTTCGCGCTTCAGGTTCGGAGATTGCCCGGAACGGCTGGCTCGGCATTGATCGACCTGACCAATCAGACGGCGGGGACGCAGGGCCTTTCTGTCGCGGTCGCGGTCGTGGCTGGTGTGAATGTCTCGACGCTCACCATCAACATCTCAGAAAGCACCATCGACGCCCTGTTGCCAGCCTCGACCAACGGCCAAAAGGCCGGAACGGACGTGACCTTGTTTTACGACCTGATCATGACAGGCGGCGGGCTCGGCAAAACGCGTTGGCTTGAAGGCTCTTTTACCATAGCCGAGGGGGTGACGGTCTAATGCCTACCATCGCAGTCAGCGCAGGAGCGACTCAATAATGGCCGCCGCCCGTATCGAGATCGTAGATCAGAGAATCGTAGTGACGCCTTTCGGGGCCGAGCTTCTAGAACCCTTTATCACTCTGGCTGATTCTCATGCTGATCGAGCCGAGAGTGCGGAGTCCGGCGCTGTAGCCGCCGCAGGCCGACTCTTTGACAGTATAGCCTCGCTGGGCGATCGGACGGCTGCCGTTTTACCCCCGCCCGTCAGCATACAGGCCGGAGCCTCGGCCATCACCAATGGCATCCGCTTCACCAATGGCGGCGGGGGCGGTTCTCTTTTTGCCTATACGGCGAAAGTGCAAGATGTTGATCGGGTTTTAATCCCTGTTGGCTCGACGGTTCGGGTTCGGTCGCTGTTCAGTGTGACTTCCGGGTCTTCGACAGACCTCGGCTTGGCCAGCACCTCATGGGCCACGCGCGTTGACCGATCCGGTGTGGCGACCAACGAAGGGACTTTGGACACGACCACAAGCGTCTATCGCACCGCCACGCTACTGGTCAGGGAAACGACCGTCGTCTGGGACGCGACCATCACCGGCTTGGGCCATCTAGTCCAGTTCAGCAGCGTGGGCTCCTTCTCGGGTAACCGCGATGTAACTTTCGTGGGCCTGACCTTTATAATCGACAGCCTGCCGGCGGGATCGGCGGTGACCACCTCCAATCTCATCCGATCAATTGAGCGCGAACGGCAGCGGCTGGGCTACGCAGTCCAATACACGGTCGGGCCAAGCGGCGCTTACAGCACCCTCGCCAACGCGGACGCCGCCCTGGGCGATGCTACCGAGATGACGCGTCAGCGCCTTGCGCTGCTGCCTAACTCGCTCGACACGACAAAGATCGAAATGCCCGATTTCACCGATCTGATCGGTGGTGGTGCGACCTCGCGCATAAACTATGCGGGCTCGACAAGCGTAACGAATGCGACGCGAACTGACTATGACCCTCTGCGCTTGAGGGGAACGAACAAGATCGCGGGCATTTCCCTACGCACTCGTGATTCCAACTATCCATTCCATTCCGAGAGTGCCGGAGCCTCTAAGGACTGGGTGCAGTTGGTTGAAGACTGCATCTTGCGCCACGACGGCAATGAGGCGGCTTATGTGGCGGGCGGAAGCACAGAGCATAGCCTGCGTTGGATACCGGCGGTTGGTGTGGGAATGTCGAGCGGAAGCGTTCTGACGATCCGCCGCACCTCCATGACTAGCCTAAAGGGCGGTGGAGCCTATTTCCACAACGCAGCAGCCCAAGACCGCGCGTGTCAGGTGGTGCTGGAAGATTGCATTGTCGGCGGCGATGATACCGTGGCTGCTGACATTACTATTACCACGCTGGGTTCCAGCACAGCAGACTCTGTCACCCTTAAGAACCTTACGCTGACCAATGGTGTCATTGCCTATGGTGTTAGTTCTGTTCCGACAAGCGCGGCCGTCAACTATGCCGACCACACTGAAATGAAGATTTACGGGGAGGGAATCAGCCCCCATATCTTTGTCATTACCGATCAAGGCCGCGCCCTGCGTCTTAGCAAACTCGCGGCGGGTTCCGGGACGGTCGCCGTTTCGGGCACGGCAGCCGATGCACTGATGAGTTCTACCCCAAATGTCGTTATCGGAGAGGCGGGGCGGCGGGCTACCGCAACAGGCATCCTGGACGTTGTTGGTCACACGATGGGCGCGCGGCTGGGGGATTGCTCTAGCGTGAGCAAGGCACTGACGCTGACGGTCGATGGTTCGCCAACGACCCACACCTTTAACGCCAACATGACCGCTGTTTCTAATGCCACCATTCTCGCGTCGCTCAACTCAACATTCTCAGCGGTGGCAACGGCGGCGCTTATCTCGGTCGGAGAAAAATACCGGCCCTTTATCCGGGACCAGGAAGCCCGACCCATCAACACCGGGTCGTTCTCGATCCTGCAAAATACCGTCGTTGTGATGACTGGCGGCGTCGGAACTTGCCGGTCAGCGGTTGCCGCTGATTTTACCGCAGGGGTTCCCACGGCAGGGCTCAAGTTCGGGGTGGCATTGGAAGACATCCTGATCGGAAAATCGGGCCGGGTTCAGACCTCTGGCTGGATCAATTGGGAGCAGATGGTCGGGGACGGCACGAAGCCGAACCTAAACGAGGGGTTTACGGTTGGGATCAATGCAGACGGTGTCTATGGAGCGTTGGTCTATGCAGGCAGCAACGGCATATTGAAAAGCATCCGTTCGGAAGTAAGCGACGGCCAAGGGCGTTACACGCCTGTGATCCTGTTTGTCGGATGAGGCGCGGCCCGACAGTGACGACCGGGTTTCGAGCCAACCCTTTCTGACATTGCAATCCTCAAGAGAGAGAGACCTGCCGATGACCCTGCACTCCGACGCCCGCAAGCTGAACTGGGCAATGATCGGCGTGATGCTGACCCTCGGCATCCAGATCGCGGTCCTCATTTTCTGGGGTGGCGGCATCAATCAGCGGGTCGCCAGCCTTGAGCGCATCGTCGGCCCTCTCGCTGACGGAACGCTGGCCCGGCTGGATGAACGAACCCAGGCGATGAAGGAACAACTCGACCGCATAGAGAAAAAGGAGCGGCCGTGATCAACCCCGACAACCCGGTTCCAGAACCGTCGCACCGCTGGCGGCGCTGGGTCACCATCGGCTACCTAATCGTCACGGCTGGCCTGCTCGGCTTCATCGTTTACCAGATGACAGAGAGCGCGCCGCTGCGTGATGTGGCGCTGGCCCTGATCGGCTCGCAAGCGTTCTTCGCCCTCCTCTACATGGCGGGCGCATCGGCGGCGGACCTCGCCCGGATCGTCGCAAGCTGGAAGAAAAAATGAGCATCAAATATCTGACCATCCACTGTGCAGCGACCCCGCGTGGCCGCGACGTGAAGGCTCCGGCCATCGTCAAGATTGGCCAAGACCGTTTCGGCCAAGCCAGTTATCACCACGTCATCGAACTTGATGGGTCGGTCGTCCGAACGCTTCGGGACGATCAAAAGGGCGCGCACACTGGCGGCCACAACACCGGCAACATCGGCATCTGCTACGTCGGGGGCGTCGAGAACAACAAGGCGATGACCCCCGCCGACACTCGCACCGCCGCTCAGAAGGTCGCGCTTCGCAAGATCGTGGCTGACTACCGAGCCAAGTATCCCGGACTGATCGTCCGCGGTCACCGTGACTGGCCCGGCGTCTCCAAGGCTTGCCCGTCGTTCGACGTGGCGACCGCCCTGTGATCCTCCAGGCCCTCGGCAAGAGCGCGATCACGTGGCTGCTGATCGCCGTGGCGTTCATCGCCCTGCTTTCAGCCGTCAACTTCGGCCTGTCGTTCGTGCCGTTCACGCCGCAGTTCAACGCCAAGCGGGCCGTGGCTAAGGCCGAACGGCTGGAGGGTCAGGTCTCGACCTTGGAGCGCCAAGCCGCCGGCCAAGCCGAGATCAGCACCGCCACCGAGACCTTCCACACGCGCGAGACCATCATCCGCGAGATCGCCTCGCAGGCTGAAACCGAAGCAAGGGACGCCCCCGATGCGACGACGCCTCTATCTCAAGAGCGGGCTGATCGCCT